ATCAGCGCTGGATTGATGGGGCGGCGAAGCCTGACCAGGGGGAATGGCTAAAGGCAAGATCCGCCGCCTCCGCCTACGCCGCCTACGCCGCCTCCGCCTACGCCGCCGCCTCCGCCTACGCCGCCTCCGCCGCCTCCGCCGACGCAGCCGCCTCCGCCACCGCCTCCGCCGCCTCCGCCGCCTCCGCCGCCTCCGCCGCCGACGCCTACGCCTACGCCGCCTCCGCCGCCTACGCCGCCTCCGCCTACGCCTACGCCGACGCCTCCGCCTCCGCCGCCGACGCCTACGCCTACGCCGCCTACGCCAGAAAAACCCACTGGAAGCTCATCTCAGAAAAGCTGTGCGAACTACTGGCCGCAGCATGAGCTACCGCCCCTGCGCTTGCCGCGACTGTCTCGTGGAAACCCTCCAAGGTATCTGCCAGCGCTGTCAGCAGTACGGCTGCTCTGCCCAGGGCGACCGCGAATGCCGCTGCCCGGGTGCCTACTTGCTCCAAGCGAAGCGACACACCAACTCGAATACCCGTTGACACTGTCAATAGACCCGCTATATATAGGATACCTACATGGCCCGAACCAACCTAGCGACCAAAACTGCAGAGATTAGCTACGACGATGCGTGGCGCGTCATCGAGCGTGACTACTGGGATGACGTGCGCGGCATCGTCGAAGACCTGGAGGAGCGTATCAAGTCCCGTGAAGTCACGGAAGATGACCTGAACGATGCATTGCACGAGTCCTGCGATGGGCACCAGAGCATCATCTACACCCACCAGGCCCGAGTGGGCTTGTGCTGCACTGACAACGCGGATGCCTACGAGGATGAGATGGGCGAAAAGCCGCCGACAGTCGAAGCCCAGATGTACATGGCGCTCCAGGCTGACGTGCTGCACCGCCTAGGCGACATCGAGTGGCCTGAGGAGGTGGACGACGACGAGTGACGCAAGCGCGCCGCGTGGTCTCGCTGGTTCGATTCCAGCCCGGCGCCCCAGGGCAATCAAGCCCGACAGGAGAACACAATGCGAAAAGTACTTACGATTGCAGCTCTGATTCTGACGGCTGGCACCGCGTTCGCCGCGGGCGAAGCGAAGGAAGCTAAGCCCGTCGCGTGCCTGAACTTCAACGAATTCAAGGATGCCAACGGCGTGACCATGGGCGTGTGCGGCGCCACGAAGCCGGGCGGTAAGGTCCGCGTGCTCCGCTCCTACGTGGTGGCCAGGGTGGTGGACCCGTCGACGGACAAGACTGTTTCCGTGATGGCGGGTTTTCAGTGAGCTTGCGCGAGCTGGAGGCGCTACGCGTAGCTCTCAATCACTGGCGAAAGCGCCTCCAGCTTCGCCACGGCTGGCCGGTTGCCGACCATGCCTACACGCGCCACGGCGCTATTCTGTCTGCTGCCCTGATGGGCTCTGAGGTGTGAAAATGACTAAAGTCGATGTTCAGGAAATCGTTGTTGACGGTGAAACCTACGTGAAGCGCTCTGCGGTGCAGGCGTTGCCCAAGGGGCCGCGCGCCGTTGTGGTAGTGGATCGAGGCTGGATTTTCGCCGGGGACGTAACCGAGGAGAATGGCCGAATCTACCTCGACTCCGCGGTTTGGGTGTTTGGGTGGCAATCAATCGGATTCGCCGCTGTCGTGGAGAACCCGAAGCAAAAAGGGGTGGATATTCGCCTGCTTAAGACCCGCGTCAACATCCCGGCAGCATCGGAGGTTTTCCGGCTGCCCGTTCCTGAATCGTGGGGCAAGTAGATGCTCCCGATCGGGGACCGGGCCGGGTGCGGGCCCGGGTCCGGGTACGGGTCCGGGTCCGGGGACGGGTACGGGTACGGGGACGGGTACGGGTACGGGTACGGGTACGGGTCCGGGTCCGGGTCCGGGTACGGGGACGGGTACGGGTCCGGGCACGGGTCCGGGGACGGGTCGATCTCAGGTTCAAAAAGAAAGAAAGCGTGACCGAAATGGATGAAGTACAAGCTCCCGTAATTCGGGAAGATGTGAAGTTTGTGGGAGAGCCCGCCGAGCTGGCTGCGCTTTTCCTAGCGCTGGCCAAAGCCCAGGGCGAGTTTATGCCCGTGCTCAAGGACAGCACGGCCAAAGTCGCCATGAAAGCGGGAGGACAGTACACCTTCGACTATGCCGGACTGGACGTTGTAATAGCGGCCACTCAGCCGGCCCTGACCAAATACGAGTTGGCTCTAATTCAGCTGCCGGTAGAGGAGGGCAACGCTCTGTTGACTGTGTTGGCGCACGGCCCAGCCCGCATCGAGTCCACCTCTCCCATGTTCCCCTGGAGCGGCCCGCAGGAGTACGGGTCTGCCGTCACGTATGCCAAGCGATACGCGCGAGTGAGTTTGCTATCAGTGTTCCCGTCCGGCGAGGATGATGACGGGGCCAAGGCTGGAGGGCACAAGGCGACTATTACGCCGCGCCAAGCTCCGCCCCAGGTTGCCGCCCGCCCAGCCCCCAAAGAAGCGCCAGGGCCCGCCCAGGGCGCGATAACGACCGAAACCAAAGCCAGGGTCAAAGAGCTGGCCCAGCAGGCCGGCATGACTATGGCGGAGCTGGAAGCTTTCAGTCTCAAGAATAGCCTAGGGGCTTTGGGCGGACTCTCCGAGCTGAACGGCTTGGTCCTGGTGTCGAAGCTGGAAGGGTTGAAGGTCCAGCCATGAGCGAACGCGAAGCCGAGGCTCTAGATGAACTTCGCCAAATCGTGAACGAGTGCCGCGCCGAGAGTTCGTCGGTGAGCTATGGCCACTTCCACGGTGGGGACCCTCGCAAGTTCAGTCCCGATCACGAGTGCTCAACCGACGCGGAGCGCGAGGCTCACGGTGCTGCATGCAAGCGCTGGGATGCCGGCGAAACCAACCCATTGCCGGGGCCACACAAGCCGTTGATCGTTGGCGGTAAGGTGTGCGGACATGTGACACTGTCAGGATTCGGGCTCGGCAAGAACATCTACGAGGACGAAACCATGCTCGACCTTGCCGAGCGCCTGCAACGCATCTTGGAAAGGCTGGAGAACCCGTGAGCTACAGCAAAATCGGAAATCGCATCAGCCTCCTACCGGTCGTCCAATACTGCCAGCTCGCTGGCAAGCTTTCAGAAGAGCACGGGGCTGGCCGCGCTGCCGCGGTGTCGAGTGCGTTTCATGATCGCGAGGCTGGGGCCGCCGATGCGAAAGAGAAGCTCGCCCGGCTCACGCCAAATGAACTAGAGACCCTCGAGACTTGGAAGCGCCCGAGCGACGTGACGGTCAATGGTCACGTGTTGACCTACGCCGCAGCGGACAAGGAACAGCCGGTTGGCTTGACGTTGACGGGCGAGTTTGCCGAGTCAGGTGAAGTGGTAACGTGCGGGACCCTGGACTTTGCGTGGGTTCACGACGGGGTCGCCTATGTGGGCGACATGAAGAAAAGTGCCTGGACCACGAGCGGTCCCGACTCGCTTCAGCTCTTGGCCTACGGCTACGCATGGGCCAAGAAGCACGGTTGCCATTCGTTCTGCGTCGGGCTTTGGATCATCGAGTACGCCGAATGGCGCTGGAGCGATAAGGTCTATGGGCTCGACGACTTCGAGTCGCTGGACCTGTGGGGGCGAATCATGTACGCCGCGCTCAACGTGGGCACGGAGGCGAACTTCGGCGACCACTGCCGCAACTGCTACGGGCGACTGCACTGCCCCGAGTACACGGCGCCAGCTGCCTTGGCTGACACGGTGCTGAGCCCGGCGGCAGTAGGCGGCGCAATCGACGACCCTGCCAAGCTACTCGCCCTGCTCGAGTACTGCGAGCGCATCGAGCCAATGATCGAAAAGGTGAAGGAACACGCCAGGGAGTGCGCGCGGCGCGGCGTGCCGCTCAAGCGCAAGGGGCAGGTCTTGCGGTTCAACCGGTGCCGTGGCCGCGAGTCCCTGAACAAGGCGAAGCTCTTCGCTGCCCTACCCGAGGCCACCAAGTTCATCGAGCGAGGCGAGGACTTCGATATGATGAGATGGGTAAAGGACAAAGGGTCTACTAAGTGAGTAAGCCCAACGGCTGGCGACAACACCCGACCACGGCGCCCGAATTACCCCGAAAGAAAACCATGTTTGTCATCAAGAACCGATCCGGAATCGTCATCTACACCAGCGTGAACGCAGACAACCTGCGCGATGCTTTGATCGAGGCAGTTGCGGCGCGTGCGGACCTCGCGGGTGCGTACCTCGTAGGTGCGAACCTCGCGCGTGCGAACCTCGCGGATGCGGCCCTCGTAGGTGCGAACCTCGCGGGTGCGTACCTCGCGGGTGCGTACCTCGCGGGTGCGAACCTCGCGGATGCGACCCTCGTAGGTGCGAACCTCGCGGATGCGAACCTCGCGGATGCGTACCTCGCGGATGCGGACCTCGCGGATGCGAACCTCGCGGGTGCGTACCTCGCGGATGCGACCCTCGCGGGTGCGTACCTCGTAGGTGCGAACCTCGCGCGTGCGGACCTCGCGGGTGCGAACCTCGCGGATGCGAACCTCGCGGGTGCGTACCTCGTAGGTGCGAACCTCGCGCGTGCGAACCTCGCGGATGCGGACCTCGCGCGTGCGAACCTCGCGGATGCGACCCTCGTAGGTGCGAACCTCGCGGGTGCGAACCTCGCGGGTGCGTACCTCGTAGGTGCGAGGTTCGCGCGTGCGAACCTCGCGGGTGCGTACCTCGATCCTGGAGCAGAAAAATTAGACCCGCCAGAACCATACAAACGCGAGACGCCGTCCGCCGAAACACTCTCTCAGCGCGCTGAGAGATTTCTAAAGCGCAACCCCGCTGTTCCGGTGGTCGAAGACCTCGATCGCAAGATTCTCACCGCAGTAACCACGGGCAGCGGGACGCTCGATATGAGCCAATGGCATACGTGCGAAACGACGCATTGCCGCGCGGGCTGGGCGATCGTTTTGGCTGGCGACGAGGGGAAGAAGCTCGAGTCGGAATTCGGTCCGTTTCTAGCGGGCGGCATGATTTATCGTGCGAGTACCGGGCGTGCTCCGCATTTTTTCGCGAGTACGGAGAGGGCTCTGGAGGATATTCGGCGTTGCGCTGGTGTTGAGCGGTGAGCGCCCCAACCGAAACCGAGCTTGCGGACGTGTACGAGCATGCTGAGCGCGTCTACCAGAGCGGCATGGCTCGCGGCGTACCGAAGGAGCTTGCGCGCCTGTGCGTGCCAGTCGGGCGCTACTCGACCATGCGAGCCTCGACGGACCTCCGCAATTGGCTGGCGTTTGCCGCGCTTCGTCTGCCAAAAACAGCTCAGTACGAGATTCGCGTCTACGCCGAGGCGGTCGGCACGCTGCTCGCTGAACGCTTCCCTCGCACGTGGGCACTGTTCAACATCGTGGCATCCGGTCCCGTCGCTACCAGCGCCGCCGACGCCTGAGGGCGGATGAGCCAGCAATCGCTATTCCAGACCCGCCCTGCCATTCAGGAGACCGTCTCAGCCGACCCGTGGCCTGGCGCTCGGTTCTACCAGGCAGAGGCTTGTGAGGCATCTTGGGGCGGCTTCGATGAGTACCGCTCTCAGCTGCTCGTGATGGCAACGGGGACCGGCAAAACGTTCGTGTTTAGTTCGCTCGCTCGGCGCTGGATTCGAGAGGGGCGAGGCAACGTTCTGGTGCTGGCCAATCGGAACGAACTCGTGCAGCAGGGCCGGACCCATCTGGAGCGGGTGTGCGGGGTGCCGTGCGAGGTCGACCAGGCGGGAGAGACGGCGTCGCGAAAAGCTCAGCTGGTCATGGCGAGCATCGATACCATCAAGCAGCAGCACCGTCTCGACCGGTACGGAAAGGACCACTTTTCGCTGATTATCTGCGATGAAGCACATCATTTTTGCGACAACACCTACGTTCGACCGCTCGACTTCTTCACCGGCGCGAAGGTGCTCGGGGTCACAGCCACTCCCGACCGTGCCGACGAAAAGGCCCTGGGCAAAGTGTTTGACTCGGTCACCTACTGCTTCGATATTCTCCAGGGCATCGAAGCCGGGTACCTCGTGCCTATCGCCGGCAAGCAAATCGAGCTTGGTGAGATTGTCCTGGACGGCATCAAGGATGTGGCTGGCGACTTGGCCAAGGGGCAGCTGGACGAGGTCATGGTGCGAGCCGTGGAAGGCATCGTGAGCAAGACGCTGGAGCTGGAGCGGCACCGGCAGGCGATCGGGTTTTTCCCGGGCATCAAATCCGCCCAGTACGCGGCGGAACGTTTCAACGCCTTGGAGCCCGAGAGCACCGGCTTCATTCACGGCGGAACCGACCCGACCGAGCGCAACCGAATCACGGCTGACTACCGGTCTGGCAAGCTCCGCCGGCTGATGAACGTGGGTATCGCGATCGAAGGCTTTGACGCCCCGGCTACCTCGCTCATCATCCAGGGGCGCCCCACCAAGTCGCGGATGTTCTACGCGCAGACCGTAGGGCGCGGAACCAGGGTGCTACCGGGCACGGTAGACCATATCCACGGCGCCGAAGGCTCGGGAGAGCGGCGGGCAGCCGTGGCAGCGAGCCAAAAATCGACACTTTTAGTCTTAGACTTCGTCGGGAACGCCACGAAGCATGCACTCATCACGCCGGAAGACCTACTAGGCGGCGACTACAGCGACGCGGAGGTCGAAGAGGCCAAGCGTAAGGCGAAGGAGAATCCTGGAGGCGATGTGCGCAAGCGCCTGGAGGAGGCCCGTCGTGAACTTGCAGCGGTAGCCGCCGCGGTGCGTTCCAAGGTCTCGGCGAACGTTCGAAGCTTCAACCCCTTCGCGGTGCTCGACATCGACCTGAGCAGCACGACTCGGTACGACATGCGTTGGGGGCGACTGCCTGCCACCGAAAAGCAGAAGGAGGCGCTAGCGAAGATGAAGGTCCCGCCTGGCGCCATCGCGAGCATCTCCGAGCGCGAAGCCAAGAAGCTACTCATGGAGCGGAACAAGCGTCACGACGCAGGGCTAGCGACCTACGCGCAACTGGCGCAGCTGAAGCGCTACGGACTCGACGACAAGAGCGTGAGCTTCAAGAACGCCGGGCGTGCGCTGACCTACGTGGCGCAGACCTGCAACTGGAAGCCTGAACGAGTGGATGTGAAGCAATTGAGCTGGCTGGCGTCAGGAGGCGCCTGAAATGGCAAAAGCGGTCAAGTATTCGAGCTACGAGGAATGGGTCTGCGGGAGGCTCGCCCGCTGCAGAAACAAGACAATGAACACGGCGCTCCTGATGAAGCTGCCGCAGTACCTGTACGATATGGAAGTAGAGCCGACAAAGTACGACCTCGAGCAGCGACTGCGCCGCCTGCGCGACCAGGGCATCATCTCCGTTTCTTCGCAGCAGTGGACGCTCCGCGGACCATATGTCGCCCCCCCACCTCGCAAGCCGAAGACGGGTCCCAAACCCGACCCGCGTCAGCTTGTTTTTGAGCCGCTCCGTGATAGATGAGCAGCTGGAGGCAATGACCGGAGCTGGAGCCCCACGAGTCAAGGCGCTCGCCTTCATGCGCGACGCGGTAGCCGAGGCCTTCACGGTGACGAGCGATGACATAGCAGGGCGCGTCCGCACACGAGCACTGGCGGAGGCCCGCCAGTGCTTCTATCTGGTTGCTCGACGCTGTACCCGACTCAGCCTGCCCGAGCTTGGCAAAGCCATCGGCCGCGACCATTCGACCATCTTGGACGGCGTCAGGAAGGCCCAAAAGCGCATGCTCCACGACTGGTGGTACGATGCCGCTGCGCGTCGGCTACTGCTCCAGTTTCGAGGGTCGGTCGATGGTCTGTGACTTGCCCTTCGCCGATACCGCAGGCCTTCAGCGGCTCTGGCGCTACCTGCGTACGCGCGGCGGTCCGAGCCTACTGCTCACCCGCGTCACGGCGGAGCTGCTCGGACGAGGTGTCCTGTGAAACGCTCCCGACTGCTGCGACGCACGGCGCTACGTAGGTCCAAGTTCATCGCGAAGGCGCGGCAGACGAAGCAGCAGCGTCGCGAGGGAGACCCTATCTGGCTGGCCTGGGTGCGCACGCTGCCTTGCTGCTCGTGCGGGGCTCGACCGCCGAGCCACCCGCATCACGCTACCGGCGGCGGAATGGGCCAGAAATCGGGGGACCGCGAGACAATGCCCCTGTGTGCCAAATGCCACCGCGATTTCCACGATGCTCGCGGTATTTTTGATTACTGGACCAGGGAAGGGCGGCGCGTGTGGCAGGGCCAGGAAGTGCAGCGCTGCCTAGAACTATGGGAAAGTCATGGCAAATGGGGCCACGCTTCGCGGGTCACGATCCGATGAATCTGCGAAGGGGATACGTCGAATTCTCGAGCTAGCCTTGCCATGCACCTTTTTTCGGTCGCTGCCTTGCGCCTAATTTCTAGCACCTGTTCTGCGTTCAATTTAACGTTTCCTGAAGTCTCACCAAAGAACCCGTGGGTACGCAAGCGCGAGCGCCCTTTTTCTATCATGTCCCTGGTGTTGGCTCCTGGTGTGCCCAGGAACAGGTGGTCAGGGTTCACGCAGGTCGGATTGTCGCACTTGTGGCAGATGCACATGCCGTCTGGCAGCGGTCCGGAGTGCAGCAGCCACGACAGGCGATGTGCGTATATCAGCTTACCATCGCCCCGGCTTAATACACCATATCCGTCCTGCTTATTTTTTGCCGCGCGCCACTCCCAGCAGCCCGGCGTGATGTCGACTTTTGCCCAGAATCGTGCGATGGTTTTTTCGTCCATGGGAACCTCTCTTCCTGCGGATCAAGACCCCGGCCGTTTGCGCGGCGCGGGGTCAATTTAGCATAACATCACTCGAACGTTGCATCGCCGCTGTCTACCCCACGCCGCCCAGTCAAGTCTCCTAGGCATCCAGAGCACGCTAGAACCATCCCCGGCCCCGCCAGCTTCTTCATCTGGACCAGGAACGGCTTCACCTGGTCACAAAGCTCGCAGAGGTGTCCGGGCTTGGAAGTGCGCTTCCAGACTACGGCTTCAGCTCGGCGCTGCTGGGGACTACCACGTCCGACAGCTTCACGTCGCCCGGCCTCTGGATGTGGATAGCCCCGAGCAGGAACGCTGACACTGACGGGAGTAGCGCCATCACGAGCGGGTTGCCCTTGAAGTACGTCGCCAGCCCCGCGAGGAGCACGGACAGGGATGTGCCAAGAATCTTCGTCAGCGTTGCTTTGGTCATTCACTTGTTCCTGTTCTGTTCTACCATCTTGAGCTTCAGGTCGACCATATCATTGTGCATGCGTTCGTTGTCGGCGATGACCTTTTCGGTGAGCGCCGAGAAGCTGGTTGCCAATTGCTCGACCCTTCTGTCCAGCGTGGCTACCGAGTCCTTCGATGCGCAGTCGACCGGTGCGCCGGGCCCCCGCGTGAAGTACCCAGTCAGCGCGCCACCTCCCGCGGTGATGAGCGCGAGCACGACGGCGAGCGGCACCGTCACTACTTGATTGCTACCATGGAATGACTTGGCCACCTGAGCATCCGACATGGTTTCCGAGTCAGTCTCGATGCTGACGCGGCTATACCGACCGTCAGGCTTAGCCATGGCCGAATTTGAAGGCCAGCCAAATCATCCCACAGAAGGCCACGGAAGAGATCAACAGGGGCGCCCAGTACCATGACATCCGGTCCGCAGCCCGCTGATGCTCCAATGTCTGGACCCGAGCCACGATGCCCTTGACCATCTCGTTCGTGCTGAAGGAGCTATCGGCCGAACGCTGGCACAGGACCTTCATCTCGTTCAGCTCGGAAAAGATGAGGTCGAGCATCGTCTGCTTCTTGGCAGGGGTCTCCTCGCTGTCAGTCGCCATCGTGGTAAGCCTCGCCCGATTCGTCGGCATGCGACAAGTCCAGGTTCGCGTAGGACGTGTCGATGTCCAGGTTGACCGCTGCTGCCTTCATGAGCGGAAAGCTGCTCCAATAGAAAGCTGGAGGCACGTACAGCGGCGTGTCGACGAGCTTCGCGAATCCCCCCACCAGGCTTACCACCGCGTTGCGGTACGGCGCTTCGTCAGCAGTGAAGTAGCCGCGTTGTTTCAGACCATGAACGAACATTCCGCTGTCCCCGCCAAGCGCTGACGAGTAGGCCTCGGGGTAGTGCTTCTGGATGAAGCCGAAGTAGTCACGCGCGCCGAGCACGGCCCCGGTGAAGCCGCGAAAGCTGGAACCGTGGCGCGGGTCGGCGTAGCCTGGCTCACCTGGAGCTGGCGGATTGAACCAGGTCCACTTACCCGGCGAGAGCTGCTCATTACAGCGGAACTGTACTATGTCCCCGGTCCACCCGGCGCCAGGGCGAATATTGCCCCAGTTCCAAGCGTGCATCGAATTCCAGTGCGCCGTTTCGAGCGCTGACTGGGCCATGAACACGGGGCACGCTTTCGTTAACCCCGCCACGTCCAGCTTCAGTTCGACCAGTATGGTATTGAACACGCGGCGCGCTTGCGCGGCCGTCTGTGTCGTCTTCAGGTCCGGGAGCAGACTCACCAGTGCCCCTGAAAGTGAGCGGGTAGACCCGCATGCCAGAGACCGAAAGCGCTCAGCACGTAGAGCACACAGGCGATGAGCACTACGACACGAATCAGGTTCATAACCATTGGGTCGAGAGGGAGCTGGGCGACCGCCCACAGCACTAGGCCGACCAGGACCAGAACAACAACTAGGGCTATCATATCTGTTTACCTTCTTCGCGTTTTGGGCTCTGGTTCACGCTGAACTTCTGCGATGTCACGCCCCAGCGCGCGAACATCTCCGCGTACTTCGCGGGCAGGAATGGCAAATGCGCGAGCACCCGTGCAAATCGTGCCGATGGCGCCGGCTGCGGCTCCGATGTCTGTGAGAATTTGGGCAATGGTCATGGGGTTTCCTTTCAAGGAATGATCGGCACGCCAGACGGCCCGAGGCCGGAGCGTGAGGGGTTGAGAGCAAATCGCGCGCACTCGGGGAAGTCCCCGGCGCGCACTACGAGCGCTCTGCCAGCGGCAACAGTGCCAGACGCAGCCAACTGAGCCGTGGTGAGAAACACCGTTTTTGCGTCGTCTTGCGCGACAACCCACGCTCCCGATCCGTCGGGCGCGAAGGCAATGGCGGCGAGGCCGTTTGCACCCGTAACGGCGATGTCAATGAGCGGCGCTGGATTGCCCGACGTTGCGCCGATGTACGCGAACGCACGAAGACGCGAAGCGGCTCCGCCAGCGCCGTAGTTCGCGACCCAGAGCAGGCCACCATAGAAGGCCATGCCGATCGGGCCGGTGAAGTTCGTGCCCGTCCAAACCACGGTCGGAACAACTCCGGTCGCGCTCGTAGCGAGCTGCGCCGCGGTGAACATTACAATCCCCTTCGCGCCGCCGCTCCAACACGAGGCCCAGAAGTTACCCTGTGGGTCGAATAGACCGTCCTGGTACTCGTTCAAAATAACGTTCGTGCCCTGCACTGTGATGTCAGCAGTCGGCGATCCGGACTGCGCATAGCTCGGCGCGCCATACTTATTCAGCGTGACACCGATGGTACCGGCCAACGAAAACACCATTTGCCACATGGCGTTGTTGCGATCGAACAGCGTCACCTGCGCGCCCGTGTTCGCGGGCGAATTTAGAGCTTGAGTCAGGGTTACGCGCGGGGTCGGCGAGCCAGAAGCGAGCACATCGGATAATGCGAATTTCCAGGCCCACGATGTAGTACCAGCCGCATGATGATACCCGGTTACCCATAGATTTCCGAGCGTATCTTGAACTACGTCATTGATGAATGGACCAGCGAGCGTCGCTAGCGCGCCGAGGTTCAGCAGGATGTCAGGAGCTATGGCGCCAGCGGCTTGCTGTCCGGGGCTGAAGCCGCCGATCAAGGCATCGCCAGCGAAGAATCCGGAAGTATTGCAAATCCACAGGAAAAAGTTCCCTACAACATAAGCCTTGCTGCGCCGGAACCAATTGCCGCCGCCCGTCGCCGCGATGATGAGCGGCGAGCTTGCGGCAAAGGTGTTTGCTGTGTCTAGCTCATAGTATTCGCCCTGGTCCGCAACGTAGACACTAGCCCCTGTAAAGCCACCTCCGAGCAAACTGAGCGTGGCAAGAGATGGGGTTGCCGATCCTCCGGCCGCGGAAGGAGGCCAGTTGAAGTTGACGCCCATCTAGGGCACCGATGTTCCCGGTGGCCATGCCGGAGGAATATTCGGTGGCCACGCTGGGCTCGTAGGCCAGTTTTGAGCGACCGAGGTCATGTGCCCTTATTGCGCTCGTCAGAGAGCGCCACGTCGACGCTGAACACGGTTTGCGGCGTCGCTCCGTTCGTCCACTCGAGCTTGAAGTCAGCGTATTCCTCGACGAGGAAATCGAAAGTATCCGTGGTGTTCGCAGCGGGTGCAGCCACTGCCAGTGTTCCGATTTGGAGCCACACAGTCGTTGCCGACGAGCCGGCGCCGAGTACCGATGACTGTCCCCTGTTCTGGGTCTTGTACCACTTCAGCGTGCCTGCCTGGTCGTGAAGGATGTCCAGTTGCAGACGTTTCATGTGCAACATCGGCAGATAACTCGCGCCCGGGAATGCCACCACGGAATCGAACAGTGAGACCACCTCCGCGTTTCCAGGAAGTGCGCTGCCAGTGTATTTCAGCCGTGCCGTTTCGCTCATGGTGCCTCTTGGGTCGCTTGGTTCATTCCAGCCGCGGTTTCTATGAGTCTTTGGAGTAGCTGCTTTTGGCTCGTGGTCAGCTCGTCTCGCGCGGTATTGTACCCCACGCCCGCCTTCATTCCCAGCGCGCCGCCGCCCATGCTCATCATTCCCGTGAGTGGTCGGGGGCTTGGTGAAGCGTTGCGAAGGAAGTCAGCGAGACGGGGACTGATGGTGGGCTCGCCCGTAGGGCCCCGGGAAATGGCTCGGGCTACCGCATCCGAACGGAGGCGCATGGCTGGCCCAAATCCCCGGATGTGCTCCGTGACGCCCCCAAAGCCGGCGGTGCCCGCAAGCTTGGGCATGGCTTCCCCACTGAGGCGCTTGTAGGCGTGCTGGGCACCGAGGATGTCCAGCTCGTGAAGGACGCTTGGAGGTGGCGCCTGGCCGGCTAGATCGGCCATTGCCTTGGCTCGAGCGTCGGCGTCGGAAGCGATCGAGCGCATCGCGACGCGAGCCTCGTCCGTATTCGGATAGCCCTGGAGCTGGCCGTTCAGCGTGGCATGCCCCTCGGGGGACATTTCGCTGTAGGGCTTGCGCTCCTTGAGGCCAGCGTGCCCGGAGCGCTGCTCCATTTGGGTGCTGATTTCGTGGTGGCGAGCAATCAGGTCAGTCCAGGGCTTGCCGAATTGGTCGCGGTCGGCGCGCGCGGCGGCTTGGAGCTTTTCCCAGTTGGGGTCGACTTTTCCTCTAGCCCGTGCACCTTCGCCTGCCCGGTCGTCGATGTTGCCGATGATTTTCTCCCATTGCTGGGCGTTGTACTCGTTCGGCTTGATGACTACGCGGTACTCGCCGATGGGGATGCCGTTGATGGTCTCTTGCTGGCGGAGCGGGCCTTGCCAGGGCGCGGAAGCGAGCGACGGGGGATCGGCGGCGCGGAGCGCGGAGGGGGCGCCCGTGGGCCGAATCGACGGAACAGAAGGCGGAGCATCCGGGGTGCCCGGAGTCGTCGGGGTGTCGAGCGGGCCTCGCCCGGATGGCACCGTGTTTTTCCAGCCACCGAACGGATCGGATACCGCGTAGTCCCCGCTGTGAAGAGCAACGGTTTCAGCGGCTTTCGCCTGGTCGAACCACTCCGAACCGAGTGGGCCCGTGGGTGTCTTGAACGCTCGTCCTTCGCGGGGCTTGAGTCGGTCGGCTGCGCCCGGGGCGAGCTTGTCGGCGGGCCGCCCAAATACCTCCTCAGTGGTCGACATCCCAGCATCGGTAGCGCTCGGCACCTCTTTCGCGACAACAATCCAGTTCCCCGGGTTGGTCGGGTCCTTATGCTTGCTGATGATTTCGAACGACCGCTTCTCGGGCAGCATCAGTTCGCCCTCGACCTTCACCTGGTCATGCGCAAACGGCTGGATATTGCGCGCCGAAGCGTGCTCCAGCTTGAGCGTCACACCCACGTCCCCAGGCTCCAAGTTCCGAGCAACGAAGGAGCGTGCCACGATAGGGCTTGACGATACCGACGTGGGCGTGCTGCCCGTCGTAAACGTGTCCTGAGATAGCATCTCCGCGGCCTGATCGGGGGTCAGCGTGAGACCACGGTACACATGCGGGAGAGGCGAAATGGGCGCCTTTGACAGGTACTCGTTGATGAGATCGTTGTCGCCGTCGCTTCGCTTACCGAAGGTGTAACGCTGAATCGCCGCCGCTTGCTCGGGTGTCGCCTCCCCCACCCCGCCAGCCGTAGCCAATTGCTCTTTCGAGTACTTTGGCAGTACCTGTGCGACGTTCAGGGGCTCATTCGGGATTGCTGGCGCGTTGTTAGGTACGCCTTCAGCGTCGAGCGCAGTAGCCGGCGGAGACTCCGTCTTGATCGTAGTGCTGAGCCCCTGCTTCTTCAGCATGCCCGGCACGTCGAGCCCGATCTTCTGCGCTTCCTCGATGGTCAGCGACCTACCGATGTTGCGCTCCGCCATCCCGCTCGCGTCCGCCGCCGTCACGACGTGACCGCTCACAAGCTGAGGCAGCAGCTCCCTGGCCGCAGACACGTTCGCCGCGGGACCCACGTCCTCCGGCAGCACCTTCTTCAGCGGGAAGTAGGCGTCAGCCGCCTTCGGTTGAAGCTCACCCAGGAGCCAATCCACAGCGCCCTGCGCGGTACGCCGTACCGGCACCGGCTTCTGAAGGTTCGGATCTGCCGCGAACGCCGCATCCTTCTCTGCCGCGAAGCGCTGAGGCAACTCACCGCGCGCCGTTGCGTTCTCCGCAGCCAGCGGCTCACGGAGCTTCCGAGCTTGCACCTCGGTTGCGTTCGCCTCGGGGTAGGGCTTGTTCTCGCCGTAAGCCGGGGGGCGCGCCGCCTCCAGGTTCGCCGCGACCTCCTCGCCAGGCACCACACCACGAAGCGTTGCCGTCTCTCCGCCACCGCGGAACAGGTCGGCAATCTCCGGATGCGCCTGGACGTTCGACTTTTGAAGCCAGTTCCCCCCACCGGCCGCAAGGTGCCCGAGAATAGAGCCGCCACCAGCGACACCAATGGTCGGCAAGAGCCCACTCATAAACCGGTCTTTGGCGCTCCCCATGCTGTCGTCTTGCTCGCCAGTGGCCGCAGCACGGCCCGCAAGGTCAGTGACTGCGCCAGCCACGCCACCCGCAACAGAGCGGCCGAGCCCACGCAACGCCCCTGGCGCAGCGCCGAGCAGCTTCTTGCCGACGAAGCCCGTAGCCTCCGCAACGGGGCCTATGGGCAGCGCGCTACCCGCAATCTCACCCGCGCCAGTGGCGAGCGGGTTGCGCTCGTCCTGGGATGCGCTTTCATCGCGCCGCGCGTGGTTTCCCGCCAGCTTGTCTTCAACGTAGTTCGGCAGCGCGGAAGCCTGGTGAAGAGTCAGAAAGTCTGCGGCGCCCTTAGCGAACGACTGCGCGATGTCCGGGGCTTGCTCGACGTAGTTCTTGAGCTTGTCCCATGCACTACCGTTGTCGGCGACGTGCGCCACGCGAGTCAGCGGGCGGTCCTCAGCTTCCGCCTGCTTGTAGGCCTGATGCCACTTCTTGTCCTTCCAGACATCGAACGCCGTCTGGTAGTCATCGGTCCCGGGCGTCAAACCGCTGGCTCGGATTACCGGCGCTTGGTCCCGCGCAAACTCTTCTTCGCTCGGCTCGTAGTACATGTTTGCATCGAGCGGCGAACGCGAATGAATTGCCCCGAGTACGGGCCCGAGCGTGGCCACATCCTGCGCCGTTTGACCGACCGCCGCCGCGATATGCTTCAGCCCGTTCATCCGGCTCTTGGCCACGTACTCGGGGGGCGTATTGAGCGCCTTGAGTTTGGAGGCGTTCGGTAGCGAGGCGTCCATCGAATCGTCGGCGCCAGCGTTGACCGCATCCGAAAACGCTTGAAGCTTATCGGGAGCCGGCGCGGCAGGAGCCTGCTCCGGTGGTAGCTCCGGAACGTTCACCTTCGCGGGAGCAGTTTCCCTTACGGCTCGCGGCGCTTCGATGGGCTCCTTTGCGGCCTGGAGCATCTCGTAGTCGCGTACCGCCGCCTTCCCCTTGTCGTTGAGGTTGGCTTCCTGGCCCTTCAGCTCCTTGTAGTCCGCGTCGGAAATCATTTCAGGTACTTCTGCAAGTGTGGAGCGACCGGAGCTGGAGCGGCTGGCTGCGTGTCGCCGTAGTCGCCGCTAATCCGTCCTGTGCCGTACTTCTTGTACTCCGCCGCATCGCCATGCTTCTTGATGAACGGACTGTGCTCGAGAGCAGCGCCGGCCTGCGCGGCAATCTTAGCCCGCGCCGCCTGCACGTTCTGTCGCATGATGCCCACGTTGCGAATGAACGCCTGGCGAAACGCTTTTGTCAGCGAGGCGTCGCTCGGATTCCAAAGGTTCAAGTCGTTCATGATGCGGTCGATGGCGCCGTTGGCCCCGAGGATTTGGCGCCGCTCCACATCCGTAGACTGCTTGCCGGTGAGCGTCTTCATGTACTCGGCAATGGCCGCACGCTGCGACATCGCGTCATTGCCGGCCATCTGCGCTTCGAGCTGGTCGATGGTCTGCTCGTATGCGTTTAGCGCCGAAAGCTTCGACTGTGACTCTGTGTCCTTGAGCTTGCTATCGGCGAGCGTCTCCACGTCCTTGTCGATGAGTTCCCCAGCCTTCTCACCCTTCGTTGGTCCACCCGGAGCAGGGCCGCCTTTCATCGCCGCCGCGCGCGCCGTCTTGGCTGCCTGCGTCTCTCGCGCGATAACGTTACGCTCATCCGCCTCGTAGTGGCTGATGATTGCCTTCTGGATGTCCTTGAACGGCATCAAGCCGATAAGCGACATACCGAACTGCGTCGCCGTAGCAGCCGCCGCCTTGTCGGCGGGGTTCATCGCTTGGCTCATCAGGGAGTCGCCGATCGCTTGGATGTGGCGCTTGTAATAGTCGTTGCCCGTGGCTTCGTCGTTCACTGGCATATTGGCGACCACCTCGCCCTTGTCGTTCATCACCCGGATAGCGCGGAGCTTGTGCGTCTGCGGGAGCACGCCGGGCCCTGGAGCATCCGGCGCGGCACCGGGAGGCGCATTCGGCTCGCTCGGCTCGTCCAGGTTGATGGCCTCAGGCTTGACCGGCTGCGGGTCTAAGTTTATTTGGTCGGGCAGCACATGGCGCTGGCCCGCGAGCATACCGTAGGGCGCGGGAGGTGGCGCCTGGGTGCCATCATTGATCCCCGGCAGCGTGAGCGGCGCGTACGGAACCCCTGCCACTGGGGAGTGACCAGGAAGCCAGGGCATCACGGGTCCGTTGTCGGTCATTGGGGCGGGTTGTTGAGAGGGTCGTCGGGGGAGAGCATCGCGTTCGACTGGGCCACCTGGAACGATTGCGGGCGCGGCGCGACGGGGTTTTGCCCAGGCAGGAACGGGGTAGGCGGGAGCTTGGACATCCCCTGCGTCGGGTCCACGTTGTCGAGCTGCGTACTGAGCGAAGCGGTCTCCCGAGGGGTCAGCTTCTTCTTCGCCGGAAGCTTCGGCACCGGCTTCGCCGTGCCGCCCCTGCCCATGGACACCCCTGGGCCGTCTTGCTCGGCTGGCAGGAATTCATCGCCAAGCGTGGAGTCGTACGGTGCCTCCGGAGCGGGCGCCACGGGTGACGGAAGCGTGGGACCGTCCGGCGTATCCTCGTCTTCGGCCGTGGCGTAGCCGGCTCGATGGAGCGCTTCCTGGGCTGCCTTGATGCGGTTCTGCTTGGCGATTGGGTCCTGCCCGGGGTCGTTGAGCGAGTCGTGTAGCTCTTTGATGAGCGCCTCGTGCTCTTGCTGGAGCAGCCGGTTCCGGTTGAACATAGCCTCTTCTTGGCGCCGCGCTTCTCGCGTTGCGTACAGGCTTTCGCGCTGGCCGGCTCGCTTGTCTTCGGAGAGCATCTGGCGCGCGCGCTGCTCTTGGCTGATGCGGTCGCGCTCGTTCGCGTTCCTGTCTCGCTCGGTTTCGCGCGCCAGCGTCGCGTTGCGATAGGTGTTCTCTTGGTCTCGCTGCTTGCGCTCGTTACGGAAGCGCAGCGGGGCCAGTAGCGAATTTTGCAATTCCGCGGCTTCCCCCGAGGCATCCCGTGGGCGATAGGCGAGCGGCGGCGGATTGTATTCGGCCATTTTACACCATGTACGCCAGGGCTGATGTCACCGTGGCTGTCGCGCGCGCGTCCTGTGCATTGCCGGCGGCCACGCGGTTGTCTGCCGCAGCGGCAGCGTCAGCATACGACATGCCGCTGGCCGTGAGTTGCTTGATGAGGAGGTCCTTGTCCGCCGCGATCTCGCTCGCGCCCACGCTGCCTTCGATGCCGGAAGCCGTATCCGCTGCGCCCTTGGTCCAGTCGAGCCCGAGCTGCGCGCGAGCAGCGCCCTCTTTCTCATTGGCGAAGCCCAGGTCCGTGAGACCCTTCATCCAATTTTCCTCGTTCTGACTTTGATTCACCGACGACGCATCCGATCCGCTTGCCAGTTGCCCCTCGAGCCCATACCGGGAAATACCATACTGCGCATTGTCCTTGGCCTCCTGAGCGCGCAGGTTCGTCGAAGCGTTGCTGAGCACGCCCACCGCATTCGAACTGCCGTACTGGCCTCGCGCAGCCATCTGCTTGTTGATATCGTTCGCCGAGTTCCGCTGGGCGTTGTCGTAGTACGGGTCCATATTCGCAGGCGTAGAGTTGCGGAAATCCGTGTACGCTTGCTGCGCGTTATTGCTCGCGGTCGGGGTGCCGTTCTGACCGTAGAGGGCCAGATACGAAGCCGATACGTTCTCGCCCGCGCCTGGCACGTTGACGTTGTATCCAACATCGCCAGGCGTACCTTGCCCGGGCTGCAAGCCTGCGTCCGTAGGTGGAGCCGGGCTGTTTGAAAAGGCTGGCGCCGTGGATGATCCGGTCATGGTAAGCGGTATGGAGGTCGAATTTGTGTTGATACCACCCGCCCCACCACCGACAGCGCCCGCGCTCGGGTTGTACGGCGGGGCCGTCCCGAAGCTGGTCCCGCCGGGGCTGTACGTCTGGGAGTTGGGGTCATAGAGCTGAGAAGCCATCAGCGCCCCCTCGGATGGAAGCTGATTCCAGCCCCGGGCGAATATCCGCCGCCGCCTGGAGTAAGCCCAGCAGAGCGCGGGTCATAGGTCGGATTTAGCGTCGGGTCCTGGGATTGCGCCACATGATAAGGGTCCGCATTCACCACGGCAGATTGCTGCCGAAATGGAGTTCCGTTTGCGGAATAATTCCCACTCGGGTCCTGACCATTCAGAAATCCCATTAGCTTCTCCTGAGCGTCGCGCTGGTCCGGCGGCGGAGCCATGCCGTCTGTCTCCGGGACGTTCGTGTGGTTCAGGTACGACCCGATCCCCTGATGAACGACGGTTTGCCCGTTCGGCCCGCTCTTGTCCGTCCAACCAGCATAGTTAGAGCCTTCCGGGGCACCCACCCCGGTGTCTTGCAGTGACAGCGGGTTCTCGCTCGCTGACAGTCCGGCGGTTGACATGCCTGTGCCCGTGAGGGCCGCAAGTCGGTTACTGTATGCCTGGTAGGGCGCCATCTCCCGCGTAAGCAGCTGGTGATACTGGTCTCGCGAGTTCTGTCGGTAGTTCTCCAGTGCAATCGCCGCAGATTTGCCCTGCTTGACCTTCTGGTCAGCAGCCTTGTTCGCGGCATCCTGCGCGGGGTCGCTTGTTAGGCCTAGCCAACTCCAAACACTCATGGGGTCCTCACGTATCGCAAACGTCGAAGTCTTCCGTCGCGCTCACAAGCTCCAGGGCCTCAGCACCCGAAAACTCAAACTTCCACTGCCGGCGCCTGTACACGCCCAATGACCGCAATGGTACCACAATTTCCGTATCGCCAAGCTTTCCCAAATCGATGGGGATGGGCGAGCCATACGCCCCCGGCTGGTCCCGCCAGCTCAGGTAAGCCTGCGGACCAACCGTCCCGAAGCTCTGCCCCCGCCGTAGCGACAGGTAGACGCAGTTGCACTTCTTGCGCATATCCGAGCTTCGATTGAGGTACCCGGTTTCCACGCGGGCGTTGATTCGTGAGCCAAAATCGGTCTGAGCGTCGAGCGAAAGTTTGCCGACCTGGCCGAGGTTAGTCCCCACCATCACATCGTGGGTCGACGGGGTAAGGTGGGCGGCGGTCACTGGGAACGGGGCCCAGTTGTTCTTGGAGTCACTCCAGCCGCTCCATTCGGCCCAGCCAGAGTTCTGCTGGAAGGCGAACGTGCGCCCGTCCGTGGGGAACACCCACACCATGGCGTCTACTGGACCCTGGATGAAGCGGAAGCCGTAGCAGCCGCTCACCGTAGTCATGTCGTCGAGCGTCTTCTTGATGGGGTCGCTCAGTACCTGCTCAGAGCGCCCGTCCGACATCACGATGCGTCGAAGGTTGTCTAGCCACGCGAACTGCTGGTTCAGCTTGATGATGCTGTATGGGGCCGCGCAGCCCAGCTCGCGGGTGGTCGCCGGAGCGTAGACTGCGGTGGGGTCGGGGTCGAAGATTTGGAGCGACGTGTTCCCGAAGCAAAACACCTCATTCGTATTCTCGTAGATGGCCAAGCACGGGTCGGGGTCGGCTTCGCAGCTGAAGTGGCCAGCCGTTCCGAGCCCTTCGGTCCATTCCTCCATGCCGGCGAAGCTCGCGTTGCCGCTGGCGATGTCGCTGAATCGCACCACCGAAAGGTCGAACGTGTTGTTGGCGCTGACCGCCGCAAGGTTGCCGAGTAGACGCGAGCTATTCGCCGCGACATGCGAAGCGAAGGGCGGGTCGCCACCGAGCCGGCTGGACGCGCTCAAGGACAGGACGATTTTCTCCATCTTGTCGCCACCCGCGATGACGAGCAGCAGCTGGGTTTCAGCGAACACCGGGCGGAGCGTGCCAGCCAGCGTCGAGTCGCTCGTTGGAAGCCCGAGCGCCACGGCGCCAGTCGGCCCCACTTTGTAAATCTGCCGGAACTGCGGGGTCGAGCCGACCGCGTACAGAGCCCCTCCAATCGTCCCGTAAAGGCCCGAGATGCCCGTGGCGTCCACGACTCCAGAGAACACGTTCGGAACCGCTACGATGCCAGGGCGGCGACGCACGGCACCCGTCGCGTCGACTACCACATTCATGGCTACGCCCGGCGCTCCACCGAGGACCTCCTGGCCGGTGGCCTGCTGATTGGCGAAGCTGATAGGCGCTTGGGGCATTAGGTCTGCGCTGGCTTGCTGATTTGGGCAAATACCGTGGTGCTCGTCGTATTATTCGGTACGCACACGAACTCGTAAACCTGTCGCGTGCCGGTCGCTACCGTGAAGCTCGGTCCCAGGGTTGCGTCCAGCACGAAGTTCACGTCCGGGGCACAGATGATGTTGCCACCGGAAGAGTTGACCACGACCAGAACGTAGCGGTCGCCAAGTTGCCCCTTGTTACCAGCGAACGTGAGCGAGCCTGGGCCTGCCGTCACCTTGATGACGCCCATCCCGTAGGACTTCGGATCGAAAACTAACGCTGAGCCGTTGGTTCCGGACACTTGCTGCGTGCGGCCATAGCGAGAGTTGTGGTTCGCGGACCCGTTCCAAAGGCCCAGTGTCTCGAATCCGTCCGTGGTGTAGGCGTAGGGCGTGATGGCACTTGCCGATGAGTCTCCGAACACATTGCCGGCTTCGTAGCAATCGAACTTTGGCGACGCTAGCCCGTTGAACAGCGCGATAGGCGTCACCGCTGCGCTGCCTTTGAAGTAGTTGCCGGTAAACACGCAACCTTGCCACGTGTTTGGGGCGAACCCGATATACACGGGCGTGCCAGCAGTAACTGCATCGCAGTTGAAACGGCAATCGTGCACCGCTACGCCGTCCGTCCCACCAATTACCTGGTTACTATACGAGCCAGCAAATGTAATCACCAGGTCACTATCTCTGACTGCAATGCGCCCACTGTTCGTTTGGACGATGCAGGAAGCGTTGGCTCCTTGGTAGAAGGTACACCGCGTAACGGTCGTCCTTGACCCTTGCCCGGTCGCGCTCACGCTAAGCAGCTGACCATTGGTGAAGGGATCGCCGCCGAATACGCATCCCACGAAATCTACGCATGGGCCCGCTGAGCTGACAATTACCAGTGGTGGCGTGAAATTGCTCAGCGCTCCGAACCAAAGTCCCTGAACAGAACGAGAGCCGCTGTCTGCGCCGTTGAAAAGAAACAGGCTTCCTAGCGCCGGGTTATCCACCCGAACCTTAGTCGACGTACCACCGCAACCCATAAGGCTTACGCCCGGGGCAACTTGAACGGTAGTTGTACCGCGGTAAGTCCCGGGCGGGAAGAACACGATCCCGCCTACATTGTCTGTCGCCGCAGCTGCGTTACATGCGGCCTGGATAGCCGCGCCGTCGTCCGCCACACCATCACCGATGGCGCCGTAGCTCTTCACATTGAAGAAGAGCCCGCTCAGCCCCGCCACGGCCAGCTTTAGCGAAGTGGATACGCCGCTCACCGCAACGTTGAAGTCCGGCTCCCCTGCGCTAGTCAGCCACAGGTCTAGAATCGCTTGCAGCGTGGTCGGCTTGTCCGTACCCGTGACGCCGGTTACGTAGTCCGTCCCGGTGAAGCTCGGGCTGATGACCTCTACGGCGTTCGCGTTGTCACCCGCGACAAATTCGCGCAGCTGCACGCCGTTCACGTCTAGAACGGTCACGTCGACCAGCTCGTTCACGTACGCGACTAGTCCGCCGTTTGCGTCGAGCGGGATGCCATCGAGCGTGCTTTGGATAGCCTGCGTCGCCTCGAAGTCAGTGAAGTACTGGACGGGCGTCGACGTTCCGCGGCGAACGAGCGTGACGCTGCCGTTCGCGCCGCCCACGATGCCACTGGCTAGGCTTTGAATCAGGTGCATAGGCTACCAATCAAGGCGCGAGCCGCCGGTGCAGGTTTGTACGTTTACGTAGCCGGTCGTATCCGGGTGCAGTTTCATGTCTGCGCCGAGCAGCAGGCTCACGCTTAGCCCGCGGATCGCCGCAATGCTGAAGCCAGCGCCATCGAAGGCTCGGTAGTTTGAGAACCCAGCCGTACCGGCGGAGAGCACCAAGCCGTCGAGCGTGAGGCGCGTGAGCGTGGCCGCAATCTCAACCGCGCTCGTGGGCTGCGCGGCAACGCTGGTCGCGGTCGAAATGAAAGTCGTGTTCGCAATCCTCGAGCTGTCCGAGCCTGCGCTGAAACGCACCGCCGATGCATGGTCGTTTGGCCCGCATTCCACGTAGCAATCGGCCATGTTGAACCCCTCGGCGCCCACATCAATGCGCGGGTTCGTGTTCACCCCGGGGTTCGCGAGCATCCAAACATTGATCAGTTCCACGAACGACGTGTCTACCGCAATCGCCGTGCCCGCCTCCGGCGCGAGCCCGATCTTGACCGTTGGCAGACCACCAGAACGGCCACCGCCGACGATAGTCAAAACCTTGCTAATGGTGAGCTGCGCGGCAAGCGTTTCCGCGTGGCCCGGCATGAGATCGATGATGTCGAAGTCGGTCGCGTTCGTGACGGCCTGCACCAAGGTCGCGAGTGGCTTCTCTCGGTTCTGGCCAGCCGGACTTGCCGCGTCCACTCCGCCGTTCGAGTTGACGTACCAGACGTTGCCCGTGGAGTAGAGCGGGCGGCACGTCGACAAGACGCTGCCAAGCGTATCTCCGATGCCGTTTTGATAGACGATAGTCACCAGCGCCTCCGCGATTCCCACCCGGTGGTGTGGTTCATTCTGACGACCAGGCTCACGTTCTGCTTGGAGTAGCCCTTACAGATGGCCAGGTTTGCCGCTGCCTCACCGGAGAGCAGCTGCACCCGGTCAAGCGGTAGCGAGTTGTCGACGGCGAGCACCGCCGCCAAGGACCACACGAAGTATGCCGACCAGTAGCGCTCGAAGGGCATCGTGTTCGTGCCCAGGGTCAGGTCCGCACGCTCCTTCTGGAATTGGAAGCGGATGAGCCCCGTGTTCTCGGTCGCGCTCGGTGTAGGCCAGATGTAGAGCGTGGGCTGCGCGGCCTCGCGCGCGAAGTAGCCGAGCGTTGGTCGCGCCTGCGCCGACTTGGACGTAAGCCCCTGCCACGTATCCCGGTCCTTCATGATGACCGGCGTTTCCGAGCTGGCTTGGAATTGCACTTGGGATTGGGTCGGGTCGATGTACGCTCCGTTGCCCACGATGTCGATGACATCGGCCGTCAGGGTGTAGGCGTTCTCGCCCGTCACGAGCGCGACGTAGCCGTACTGCACCTGGCGCATGTACACGCCTTCTGCGCTCAGCTTGTCGACCAAGTCCATGAGCAGCAGGCGCCCGTTGTTCTTCTGAACGGTCGTCGGCGCCTGAGCTTCGTTGAGCAGGCCAGCTCGGCGGTACGCGCGCGCGCAGATGTCGTCCACGGTTGGGACCATGCTTATCCGGTTGGCTCCCAAAATCACGGTGTCACCTCGCCGTCGACGACGGAGCAGTGGTGGCCGCAAATCTTTTTCTTACCGTGCGTTGCATTCTGAATCGATGGTGTGACAGTCACACCATTCCAGCCATCGCCACTAATCTCACTCGGCACCGTAAGCCCCCAGATTCCTGGCTGATTGTGGAAGCCGTCGAGACGACAATTCACACTGATCTGGTATGGCGGTCCGCAGCGTGGGCAATCGAACACGAGTTGATGCGTGTACCCGATCCCAGTCGGGGACCAATGCAGCGATGGGTGTAGATTTGCTAGGCGCATTATTCGTCTTTGGGAGCCAACCGGATAAGCATGGTTGGGACGTACAGGTCGGTCGGCGACTCTACTTGAGCTTCCGCCATCAGGGCTGCCGCGCTGGCTTATTGGGCACCACTGGCGGCGCTACCTCGGTCGACTTCGCTGGCACCGTGCCGTCCGCCGGCATCCCCGAGTCGCCCAGCTGCCGCCGGCTCGAGTACCACGCCAGGTTGCCCTCGTTCAACGTCACCACGTCACGCCCAGGCAGCTCGTCTGGACAGGCGAGGTTACCCGAGGCGTCGCGTGTCAGCTGTGAGCGGTACCATGGGACTCCACAATAGCTACATGCGCGGATACAGTCACCGGGGGGGCTTCTGTGGGAACGCTTGTAGCTGATGGTACGCATGGAGGCTCCAGGAAAAAGAAAGGGCGCCAGGCCCAGCCCGGAGCCCCACGTATCAGGTCGCGGCTACCGGCGACAGCAGACCGCTCTTTTGCGGCTCGTCCGAGCAGAAGTTTTGGAACGCCTTAACGAGGCAGCCGGCGCCGAACGTGACGCCCTGCGCCGAAGCCGTGCCGTTGTTCAGCACCGCAAAACGGTTGCCCTCCAAGATGCCATCCGAAGCCGCCGCTGCAAACGACACGCAGACCGTGCTCGCCGCTGCCGTGTTGTACATGTTGTTGCGCGCGATGGACAGATTGATGGCTGCGCCGGTCACGCTGATGTGCCCAGTAGCTGCCGTCACGGGACACATGAACTTGTTGTCCTCGATCGCCACGTCACTGCTTGCGCCAGCCACTACGATCAGATTCGTCGCCACCGATGCCGCGAGGCCCCGGAAGGCGTTGAACCCGATGTAGCCACGCAACGCGGTAGCCGCGACCGTGATGCCCGTGGTTGGCGCCTTCGCAGTCGTAGAGACCTCGATGTCACAGCCGGCCAGCGACACGTCCGTGCCCGTGATGTTGATGGCGTTCACGACCGCCGTGATACCGTCGAGCAGCAGGCGAAGCCCGGTGATCTGAACATCGTTCACCGCGATCGTCCAGATAGACGCCGTGGCAGACCAGGTGAAGGTCGGGAGATTGCTCCCCTTCCCTACGCCGAGGATCTTGGTGCCCGCGACGAGCGCCGCTGCGAACGCAGTAGACTGCGCCGCATCGACCGTCTCCACGTGACCAGGCAGGCATACCACGAAGTCTCCCAAACCAGCCCGCGCGCGCGCCAGGCCGGCTGCCAGCGTGGGCACGAGGTTCGTGGTCAGGAATGAGTCATCACCCGACTGGGCACCCGTGGAGCGCACATAGGCCGCCACGCGAGCACCCGGAGGAAGGATGACGCCGTATTGGGTTCGCAAACCCTGGTTGGTTGCAATCAGCGTTGCGTCTAAAAGGGACGGTGCGGGCATGGTGCCTCCTCAAGCGTTGTTAAAAAACACACCGCGTGGGTCGGTCATGCCGCGCGACCAGCGCGCAGTCATGCCGTAGTTCATCAAGCCTTGAGCGTTGTCGACCCAGGTCTTGTTCGTCGGCTTGCGGCGCCACAGGAACTTCATCCCGTTGTCCGCGTCGCTGATGACCGCCCAGTTGGTCGTGGTGTTCGACCAGTACCGGTTCGGGACCAGCTTCAGGTTCATCTCCTTGACCACGTTGATCTCGTTGAATGAGCCCGGGTCCGGAGCCTTCTCCGATTCGATGAGCCCCTTCCAGATGTACCACTGGCCGTAAGGGCAAACGATGGCCTTGGGCTCGTAGCCTTCCGGCAATCCGTCGTGGCCCGCCGCAATCTGCATCTGGGTCCGTGCCGTCGCCATCGCGATACGGCTCGGGCTGATGGGGGTCAGCAAGTTGCTGAAGGTGCCGCCGTTCGGCAGCGTGTGGGTCGCGCTCGCGAGCGGTTGACCATCGCCGAACGTGTAGGCCGTGTTCGTCGCACGAGCCAGCATGTTCGTGGTGTCGATGTCGATGCTCTTGTAGACCGCGCGACCAAGGCGCGCTCCAGCACGGAACACCTCCTTGTACTTGCAGTCCTCGATCGCCTCTTCCGTGATGATAAGGCCGAGCCCGAAGGTCCGGGACATGTACCGGGTGAGCGTGCCCTCGCGGATAGTGCCCTTGATGATTTCGGCGCCTTCCGGCTTCTCCGCGGCGATCCCGGGACCCGCGGTCTCCAGGTCGTCCACGAAGTTGTCGTCCATGTTGCCGACATCGAGCCAGTCACCGAAGATGGACTTCTCTTTGAAATTCGTGAGGCTGTCGTCGCAGATTTCGTTGAGCGTGAGCTTCAGCGTGTCGACGACGTTGGCTGTAAAAACGACGGCCATGGGCTACTCCTGCGGAGCGCGACGGGCGCTCGGCACATACTCGGGTTGGGGGTCGGGATGACCAGGCGCGGGAATCGTATCCGGGGCCTGTGCTTCCTCGGCTGTGCCGGGAATAGTTTCTAAGGTGGCCGACGGCTCCACGTGAAACGGGTCGGCCAATACCTCTGGGGGCGGCTTGACGCTCTTCGGCATCAGATACCAGCGCTCGTGAAGTAGTTCTCCTGGCCCTTGTTCACGCTCACGATGAGCTTGACGAACTTGCCGGAGAAGTCTTGGTTCGCGAAATTCTTACTGATGCCGCGGATGCGCATGCTCAGCGTGGTCGTAGCCGCCGCGTGGCTCGCGATGTTCAGCACCGGGTTCGCCGCAAGCTGCGCGTTCACGAAGCCCTGCGCGTTCGGCACGAGCTGGTGGTCGCAGTTCTCACCGACGAAGGCCTGGTAACCCGCCTGGGTCGTCGCCGTGGTATTGTCGTCCACGTCGATTTCCCACATACCAGCCGAGAACGGCACCACTAGCACTTGGGAGATTCGGTCCACGTTGCCCGCCGTGTAGGTGCAGCCGGACTGGAGGAAGCTCTGACGGACCATTCGAGTGCCGTTGAAGAACCCGACCGGGCCCATGCCAACCACCACACCCCACGCCGCTTGCGAGGTTTGGCCGTTTTCGTTGCCGCCCGCCAGGGTGATAAACCCAGTGGAGAGCAGCGCAACAGGGTCGCCCACGTTCAGGTTGAGGTTGGTGGCGTTGCCGGAAACCGTGAAGTTCACGCCAGAGCCGACATCCATCAGCTCGGGCTTCGGCATGTCCTTGCCGTTCGCGTTGTATGCCCAGCGGAAGCCGTAAAAATGGGTGTTGTCAGACATGGTGGATTCCTAGACCGATTCGTCGGGCATGGCCGGTGAGGTTGTGTTTTCGAGCCCCACCGCGGTACGCCCGCGCCGGAAGCTGTGAATACCGCGGGACGGGTCCGCTGGACCGTCCTGGGAAATGATGGAGGCTTCCATCTTGTCGGCCTTGCGCTGACTGCGCGCGTAGGCTTCTTCGCTGACCGCCTTGGGTCGGCTCATCAGGACGTTGTCGTTCCACTCCACCGGAGCGTCGAGCGTCTTGAGTTTCGTCTGGGACATCGATCGGGGGCCATCAGTCCGCACCGTCTCGATTTCGTATCCGCGGTTTTCGTAGTTGCCGATCGCGCCGCCTACCTTGTAGGCCCAGACGTAGTCCTTCTCCGGGTCCTTGTTCAGGACTTGGCCGAGGTCTTCATCGGGGTCGATGGACTCAGGCTCCGGGTCGATTCTTCGCTTTTTCGCTGCTGCGGCCAAACTGAACTCCTGGACTCTTCACCGTGATTGCCCTGACCGGTGATGGTCTCCTCGAGTCCAGACTGCTACGTGAGGTGCGTAGGAGCCGCGTCGGCGCGTCGCTGGCTAGCTCGGCGTCGGTACCATCAGGATACACGACGCCGATTTCCCGTCAACAGGAAATTTAGCCCTGCTTCGCGATGAGCTTCTTCCCAACCGTGTTGGCCCACCTCTGACGAGCCTCGGCGGGGTCGAGCTTCGGGAACGCCGCGCGCGCGATGCGATCGTAGTCGCTGCCCTTCGGCATGCTGATTTTGGGCCGGTCCACCACTGCCGTCGGCCGCACACCCGAGCTGACGCCGCTCGCGCGCTGCCGCGTTGCCTGGTCCGGAGCCGGGCGCTTGCCCAGGATGACCTGGCGAGCCTCCAGGAAGGCCGCGTCTTGCAGTTCCCGGCTGTCTGCCTCGCCGCGAGCCAACGCCTGGTTGTAGGTGCCCTGCGCGTACTGGAAGGCGCGGGTGTCCGCGAACACGTCTGGGAAGCGACTTCGCTGGTCGTGGATTCGAGCTTCCTCGGCCCGGCGCGGCGCGCGCTCGACTTCCTTCCGGTCGACGATGAGCCCCTGGCGCCGCACCACCAGCTCCGCCGCTTCATCTTCCATCCGCTGGATTTCGGCAGCCGATGCCTTGGCGGATGTCGCCACCCACTTGGCGTTCAGCGCCTTTTCTTCCTGGAAGGTCTTGCGGATCTCGGCGTCGATGTGCTCGTACGGGTTACCCTGCTGGCGCTGTTGCCCGAGGGGCGCGACCGGCGCGCGGCGCGCGGCGTCGAGTTGCTCTTGGAGCACGGCTGCCCGGGCCTCTGCCGCTGCCGCCCGCTCGCGAGCCGATACGCGGTCTGCCCCGCGCTGCGAACGTCTCTCCTTGCGACTGGGCGCCTCGGGCGTCTCGTCCAGATCGTCGTCTTCTTCAGGCTCCTGGACGGTTACCGTGCCGTCTTCGGACTCCAGCGGGGCTGCAGCCATGCGCTTGTTGAACAGCGCTGCGCCCTTAGCGCCGAGCGCCTCCTCTCCCCCGCCGCCTTCGTCTTCTTCGCCGAATTTAGCCATCACTCCACCTCTGGTTTCTGGGGCATCGTCACCTGGCGATTTTCGTCGACCAGGACGTGCGTAATGACACCTTCGGTGTCGACGTTTGCTTTGATGAACACGCGGCGTTCCTTCAAGTCTTCCGCGGTGTTGTAGCTAGCTCGGATTTGAGAGACTTGAAGGACCACAAGATGCTGGTCGACTCCGCCGATGTTGTCGAAGCGGATGAAGTAGGGCGCCGAATGCACGAACACCACCTTGTGCCCGAGGTCGACGCCGTGACTTCTGAGCGAGTCCAAAGCGCCGAGTCCAGCCGAGATGATGACGCCGATGGGGGCCTTCCGCAGCTCGCGGTCGCGCGTTGACTCCGCCAAGATAATGGCCGAGTCCTTGTACGTCTCGCCTTCCTGCATGGCAACCTGGAGCACTAGGACCGTGTTGAACGAGGCCTGCATGCCGAACGCGGTGTCAGGGATGCCGTACTTCTGCCGCGCTGCCTCGAGGCACTTGTCGAGCCCGAGCGTGCCCGGTGGCGACATCTTGGAGCGGATTAGGCGCTTCTTGCGCTCTGCCAGCTCCTTGTCGCGCTCTTTGAGTCGCAGCCCGTCACCGTTCAGTTCTTGTACTTCCACTCAGCCTGCCTTTTCTTTCCTGGGATTCGCCAGGTATTCAGTGAACTCGTTCAATGTCGACCACCTGGCGTAATGCCCTGTGACTAGTGGGTCGCTGCTCTTGGCGCACACGGCCAGCAGGGTTTCGAGCTGCTCCTTGGTCTTCGCCTGCATGTCGCGAAGGAAGCCGTCAGGGCCGCTCTTGAAGTCGTAGTAGGGTTTGCTCATCCGGTGGGCGGGGCTCCGGCAAGGTGAAGCGCAGGTCTAGGTGGCATGCCCGGTGGGGGGCCGCTCGGGTTGCCGCCGGGGGGCACCATTCCGGACGGCGGGGCACCAGGCGGCGCTCCGCCCTGACCTTCGACGAATACCGGAGAGGGCTGCGGCACCGCCGGGGGTGGCGGCGGTGGACCGAATGGCATTTGCGACATCTGGGGGCGCTGCCCGAGCATTGGGATGAGGTCGCGCTGGCCGCGCGCCACGAGGCACTTCACCATCGCCGCGTACACGAGCGCCGGGTTGTTCGCTGTCATCGGGTTCTTCATCACGAGCGCCAAGGCATCGTCGGCCTCGCCCACGCGCTGCGCCTGGGAGGCAAAGCGGAGGTCGGCGCGGATTTCGATCTGGTAGTTCCGCGCGTACATGTCGCGGCTCACCTTGAACGGTGGCGTCATCCCCTGCGGGATGAGGTTCGCTTCCATTTCGAACAGCTCGTCCTCGGGCAGGAAGATGCTGTTCAGGTAGGCATTGTTCTTCAGGATGCGTGAGAACACCTCCATCACGAACTTCCGCGCCACGACACTGAGCTGCTTGGTGGCCTGCTCGATGCGTGCGCTGATACCGCGCGCCGTCTCGCCCGACTTTCCGCTCTCTCCGGAGAGCACGTCGGGGCCTTGGATGGAGGATTGCGCCCACTCGCTGATTTTCTCCACCATGCCCATCAGCTGCGGGTTACCATCAGCGAATGCGAACGGGATGAGGCAGTCCTTGATTTGCTCGGGGGACATGCCCTTCAGCTTGTTGATGGCTCCCGGCTGAAACTTGAAGCTCCCGCTCTCCCATTCTACGTCGCCCGCGGCAATCCAGGTTTTGCAGTTGCTAAGGGTGTTCGAGTCGACCGACTGACTCGCCATAGTGTTAGCCGCCCGATTGAAATCGGCTTGCATCCGTCCGTACCCCAGCCCGAGACTACCAGCGCCGGGCTCAATGCAGACCCCGTGAGTGAAGAGGTAGATGGGAGCCTTGTCGGGCTGCTGGGGGGTTTCGCTTGGATCATCGGGATTCTGCATCCATGCCGGCGGTAGCGGCGGTTGAGGCTCTTGAGCCTTGATGGTCTGGAGCGTCTGCATGGCCTGCTCGGGACCCACGCTGCCCTGAGCCGTTGCTTGGCCGACTTGGCTGATGGCCAGGTCTTGATTCTGCAAAGCCGCTTGGTGGTCCGCTTGGGCGGCGCGGAACTTCGCCAGCTCGTCCAGTTGGCGCTTGTACTTGGCCTTCTCTTGCCACGGCGCTTCCTCGTGAATGGTCAGCCGCAGCACATGGGCCGAGCGGTAGTCGACGATCGCCTGGATGTAGCGCTGCTTTGACTGGTTCGGCAGCTCCGCCCATCCCTCGTACCAAAGTATTTTCCGCGGCGCTCCCACGTCGTCGGCGGGCTTGTCCTGCCCCATCGTCTCCGCCACCGTGTCGGCTAGCGGCGTCTCGGGCTCGTCATCATAGCTCGGCTCGTCACCCTTCTTCAGGATGGAATCCACGTCGAACCACGCATCGCGCATGGCTTCGATCTTGTGCCGCGGGTACTCCAGAATCTTCACCAAGTGCGGGATGTCCGAGTAGTCCGGCATCGTCGTCTTGTTGGAGAACGGCGTACAGAACTGGTCGGGGCTCAAGCACTCGTGCCGATTCGACTTGGTCTCCTCATCGTAGAACGAGTGCACCGTCACGTCGCCCACGTTCAGGAAGGCGAGTGTTGCAATCGCCATCTGGCGCGGGAAGTCCTTGATCTGATTTCGAATCTGCCAGTTGCCGTGCATCGACAAGAGAGCAGCTTGGTCATCGTCCTGCGGCCCGAGCGACGACACGCCGAACACGTTGCCCCAGTCGTCGAACAGCTCGCCCATCATGCGGAACCACACGCGGGTCAGGTTCTCGGACATGATTGGAACGTGCACGTTAGCCGACCACGCGAAGTCCCCCGATTTGGCTGGCAGGTCACCGCAGAACAGTCGCCAGTCGTCGGCGTTCTGCTGCCGCCACTTTTCGCAGCTCTCCCAGTCCGAGTCGAACTCCTCCACGATTTTGCGCCCGAGCTTTTCGATGGCATCCTGGCCGTCCGGGTGCGCATCGAAGTCCTCGCACAGGTTCAGCGAGTCTTCATCGTAGACGAAGGTGTCGTCCGGAGCTTCAGGGGGCAGCCCATCGTCGAGCATGACCGTGTCTTGCGGGTCGTCGCCTTCGTCCACCGTGACATCGTCGTCGAGCGCTGGGTCTTCGTTGTCCATGGTGGCCATCAGCAAAGTTCCTGACCGTAGCCGTGACGGCCACGTCGCGCGGGTTGAGCTACTTCGTCGTCTTCTTCCCATGGCATCCGGAGCTTCCGGACCTCGGGGATGCCGACTCTACCACGATTTGCCCGGGTTACGCCGTACTTGAAACAGTTGGAGACTACCACGCCAGCGGCGACGAACGCTCCCATCCCCTTGACGCCCAAGCAATACACATCAGCCGGCGCGGCGTCTGTCACTCCGCAAACTCTGACCGCATCGCCGTGAACAGGTCTTGGGACCACGGTACCGGTTTGCCAAGAACGACTTCCCGCAGGCAGCGCATAGGCGCTCAATGTCGTCAATTCCAGAGTCTCTTCGGAACTTCGCGTAGCATGCCCTCGAGCAATAAACTGCAACGCTGCCAGGGCTCTTATCCAGAAACGGGTCACCACAGACCTCACACATGGCTTTCCTGGGTTCTCTGGACTTCCCGATGGAATCTGCGACATGCTTTCGGTGCCACTCGAGCCCCTCCGGGCTGCCGTGCCACTCCTTGGCCAACTCTCTACCTTGAGCTGAAACCTTACGGAGCCACGTGAAATCTTTCCCGGCCATGTGGAGCCGCTGGTGCTCGCGACCGAGAAGTAGCTCCAGATTTCCTGAGGCATTGTTAGATCGGTTTTCATCCACGTGGTGGACGTGATGCCCACGGGGGATAGGCCTCCCGTGTTTCTTCGACCAAACAACCCGGTGAAGCCTGACGCCAGCGCTCTGAAAATAGAAGCCGCATAAGTAATAGCGCTTCCCGTCAAATTCTTGGATCGTTTCACTGATGACGATTGGTTCCATGGGCTAAACGCATACATGCCTGTACGCAGTTCGTCAACCCTGCGCCAGACACCGTCCGCACACAGAATGCGATGATTTGGTGTAGCGATTAGCTCTCGATCCCCCAGGTCCACACGAAGCAGCTTCGCGTCGCGTCGCGTCATGCGCGGATAGTCGCACGGGTAGAAGTTGCCGTCCGTGGACATCACACGATCCCCATGTTGCACTTGGCTGATCGGCACCGGCCCATGGGCAGTTGTTACTAGCGTATCCCCACGCAAACAGTCGTATCCGTGGTCGTCGCCGCCGCTCTGCGGCTCTTCTGGGTCGTCGAGACTCGTCTGGATGGCTGGCAGCGTCGCGATGATGTACCGGCAGCCCTCGAAAATAACGAGCCCCGGTGACTTCGTTCCGTCGTCGTGGTCAGTCAGTCGCTTGATGATGTTCGCGGCATGCTGTCGGTTGCTGCCCGGACCCTTCTTGGCCCCTTCCCACGGCACGCCCTTGAGCCGGAAGTTCTCCCCGATGCTCACCCCGCTCTGCCCGCGCTGCTCGAAAATCTGCGTGTCAGCGACGCCTGTGATGCGGGAGCACTTGCGCCCGGTGTCCCAAAGCCCGAGGTCGGTTTCGTACTGCTTGACCATCTCAGCCACTTCCACGTCGAGCTTGTTTTTGAACTTCAGCTCGCGGATGCAGTAGAGCGTTTCTTCTTCGTCGATGGCGAACCAGTGGATGCAGCCGAACACCTTGAAGCCCCAGTCCATCGAACGGAAGAAGCGCCAGTCACGCGGGCACTTGAACGGCTGAATGACGTGGAGCGTCTTGTTCCAATACTCGGCGAAGAAGCTGCCCTCCGTGACGTACCAGTCACCCTCGAGCAGCGCTTGGCGGATGTGCGGCGGCGAGTTGAGCAGCTTGATTTCGTACTGCTTGACGAAGTCCTTGTTCGGATTGTCGTGCAGCTTCGCCGGCATGTAGAGCGTCTTGTACCACTCGACCGTGCCATCCTTGCGGGTGAGCTTCTTCTTGAATACCACGTTGCCCTGCGGGGCCTTGTCGACGAATCGACGACGCACCCAGTTCGGGTCGTTGATGGTGAAGTTGTCTGCCCCCTCGCGGCGCATCAGCGGGTTCGACATCGCGCGAATCTTGAGCATCAGCGAAAGTACCGGATCGCTCGACCGCAAACGGGTGCAGATTTGGTCGTACTGCTCCTCGTTAAATTGCGTGAGTTCATCGAAATATATCGCCGAAAATTCAAAACTCATGAAGGATTCCCAGTCGTTAGGGTCTTTGCAGTGACCGAACTGGTACCGGAATCCGCTCGTGAACGTCCACGTGCTCTTCTGCTCGTTCCACTGCGCACCCGGATCGATGGCCTTGAACAGCTTGTGGGATAGCGCGATGGTCTGCTCGAGGTTGAGGCGTGTCCTTCGAAGATGCAGTGCCCAGCCCGTCGACTGCCCCCACTTGAGCGCGTGCTTGTGCTTCGGGTTCGCGCAGCGCTCGTGCTCTACCACCACCTGATCGAAGATGTCGCCGAGCAGCGCGTACGTCTTGCCGGGACCCGCGGCGCCAGCGCCGAGCACCTCATTGATGCCCATGCGCGTCGTGTTGTGGAAACGGCGCTGCCACTCCGAAGGGTTATAGACGACCGCTTCGCTCATCGCGAATTCCGCTTCACGGCCCACACCGTCACCAGCCCGAGAAACAGATACGCGGCCACCACGTCCATCATGGCGTCGTGCCGTCCGTGGCAATGCCAGCGGTGAATAGGATGGCTAAAATCTGTAGTTCGGTCGCCGTCATCGTCGCACGCGAGCCCGTTACGGTGGAGCGCGGGGCGAGCTGGCGAACGAACGGGATCACTTCGCGGTTCAGCATCTCCACCACCGTTTCCGATGTGACGGCGCGCGTCGTCAACTGCTTCAGGTTGCTCACCGGAGGCACTCCTGGATTGCGTCGTACAGCTTCTTGCGCTGCGCGTACGCTGGGGACTTGCTCAACGGCCCGTCAGTAATCCACTTGGCGCGCGTCTTCTCGTGCAAGTCAGCCCATTGCCGCCCGGCGAGGTCGATGTGTCCCAGAGCCCAGCAGAGCTTCTTGTCGGCCTCGAAGCAGACCTGCGCAATGTGCGCCGCGTTCAGGACCGGAAGCCCCTCAGCCAGTGGCTCCCACTCTCCCACGTTGAAGACGTACTGGTCGTGGGCTCCGCGGTCGTAGCGGATTGCCGGCTTGCCCTCGCGCCGCACCAGCCAGCCCCGGTCGCTCGTCTCCTTGTGGCGGTGCCACTGGCGAGCGCTTGGGTCGGGGTCCCATGTCACGGCCTCGGTCACGACTCCACTTCCACTTCTGCGAACTGAGGGATGGCGGAGGCGTCAATAAGTATCCGCCCCACGTTGAGCACATGGCTGCCACCCTTCTCTGCCGCGTTCGCCTTCATGATTCCAATCGCCATGTTCGCCGCCACCTTCACGAACCCCGGAGCGTCCGCCGCCGGCAGCCAGCCAGCGGAAGCTAGTCGATAGACCTTGTGGGTTTCTTCCTCGTCACCCTGGAACTCGAGCGCCATCTTCCAAAAGGCCGGGTCCTGGGTGGGATCGGCGGCGCACCTTGGGTTCACGTCTCGTGCTCGGAGGTAGTCTTCGACGACCCGAAGTGAATCGCCGAAAACCTTGTTCTTGATGCCAGCCAGGGCCTCGTTCTGCTCCAACTTGCGCGTCGTCGCGTCTTTCTTCGGGCGCTCCACCACGGTTGACTCGTGAACCACCTCAGCGGGAGGCAGAACGGGTGCCGTGGTTTTGCGCCGAGCTGGCATTCAGCCGCTACTTTGCCCCAACTGCGGCCGCCTGGCCAGCCTCGGTCACCACGTACGGGATGGGTCGGTCTGACCAGTCACGCCCGGCGACGTAGTTGACGATGCGGTTTCGAGCGTCCGAGTCCGGTACCGCCCGCAGGATGCGCTCGATTCGCCCCATCACCAAAAGCTCCGGGTCTGTTGCTACCCGAACCACGACTCGCTTCTTTTTCTCTTCCGTCATTCGTCTGTTCTTTCTCCAGCAAGGCCAGCAAGGCCAGCATAGCCGGTTTTGTCAGCATCTCGTCGGGTGACCAGCAAACCAGGCACCCCGCGCGTCCCTTGTTTAGCGTCCAGTGTCCGATGAAGCCGAGCACGTAACGCCAGTCGTCTCCAGGAAGCAGCCCAGCCTTTTGCAGGGCGTCCTCGATTATTTTAACCCCGCCGCTCACCACGTTCGATGGATCGCGCCGCGAGGTGGGTTCCACGAAAAGATACGAAAAGTAGCCCGAGCCCAACGGCGCCAACCCGCTAGTACGAGCGACCAAGCCGATGTCCCCGGTCCACTTTTGCTTCAGAGCGTTGTAGCTCGACCAACCCCTGCTCGCTGAGGCAGACCCAGCCAGGATGTCGTTCAAACCAGGTAGCCGCCCGACCAGGTACATTTGCCACCCCGCCACTTTGCCCAATCCCGTTGACAGTGTCCAGCAGATTGTTCAGTGCCTACATGTCCCACAACTGAACACAAAAGCGTCTCGGTAAAACCGGCGTGGTCGATTTATTTGCCACACTTTTCATGGAACCGGTTCCAGCTTTTCAAGCCATGTTTTTCTACTTCTCAGCATGTTTTATGCTCGATTGTGACGAAACATGTTTCGTTGTCGCGGTGCGTCACTCCTCCCCCGCGCGAGTACTATAGATGGGGCAAATCTGTCAACTGCGGCCCGCTGTTCAGTGGTTTTTCCCGTGTTACTTGGTTTGGTATGGGTCGTGCTACGCGCGCGGGCGCGCGCTCTGATCCAACCGGCGAGGTTGGATGCGTGTCTCCGATCGTTGTTCCGTCAGGAACAGGAGAGCGGAGAGCCCAGAACGGAGAGGAGAGGCTAAAAATGGAATGGGTGCCGACAGCCCGCCCTCTCTGTTCGGCCCATCGGGGTCGAAGCGACTGGTGCGACCCAGAGGAGCACGCGGGAGCGTCGAGAACGTTCAGCCCGATCGCGCGAGGTATGTTACACTGTCCACGTGGAGACGGAACGTGCATGCTGCCGTGCCTGTTGGCTAGCGCTGCTCGCGGCACGAGCGGAGAACCGTGAGCTTCCCGAGTCGAACCGAATCGTCCACGAGGAGAACGCTCAGCTGGACAGGGACTTGCGAGAGGCGCTCGGCGGGCCCCCTCTGGAGGCTCCACGTTGAGCTACGACTTCCATTGCATGGCTTGCGGCCTCTTACCCTCAAAGTCCTGTAGCTGCTCGTCTGGGGACGAATGCGGGGCAGGACGGCGGCCAGGCTGCGCCGAGTGTGACTCGTCCTGCGACGCCCGGGCAAAGCACTATACGGTGACACTTCGCTGGCGCGAGGCGATGCGAAAGCTGGCAGAGGATTGAGTTTCGTGTACACTGTCAACGGCGGGTAGCAAGTGCGCAAGGGCCACCCCAACCCAGCATTGTGCCAGCTACCCGCCGCTTTCCATGCCTGAACAGGAAGCAACAATGTGCCCGAACTGCCAACGCCCGGTGGCGGTGCCGTATTCGGCGCATGGATGCGTCGCCGGTCAGGCTCGATGCGGCAGCCGCGGTGCAGCCTGCTGCTGTTCTGACTGCGTGCTCGACTGCCTTCGTCTCACGGTGGCGAATCTGCGAACGGACATCGAGAGGTACCAGCGCAAGTTCGGCGCGCTGCGCCCGGGCATCGCCGAATCAGACCCTGATACTGGCGCTGACGGGTAGGAGGCTCGCCCTGCCGCCCGCTAGGCGCCGGGAGTCCACGGTCAACGCAGAGACGCTCCGCATCTTCATTGGGAGCCCGAGAGCTAGAAGGTGGAAGAAGCTTTGTGAGGCGGCTGGGGTCGACTACAGGCGGCCAGGCAAGCGACCCCGGCGGCTTACTTACGTCGAGTGCCGGCGGGTGATGGAGGTTTGGTTTCGGGAGCTGGGGGAGTTCCGGTTGAAGCGCTGGCGCGCCTGAAGAACAGGGGCTTTATCCCGGCGCCCCCGCCCTTATTACGATAGTTCTTGGCCGGCTGGTAGCTGTCGTCCAGGTAGTCTACGATGTCGGTGTATTGGCCTGGAACTGGAACGGCTGAAAACGAGCCGTACTTCAGGATGTGGCGCCTGGGCCCCCAAGGCCTCATTCCTTCAGCCCCGCGCCCATGCCCGTCTCTACTGCCAGCTTCCCGTTGTGCGACAGAACGACGCCCGGCCAAGTCCGAGTCGGCTGCTCCTCGATGAACCCCTTGTCCCTTAGCCTCTTCACTCTGTTTCCTGCCGCCTGACGAGTGGCCCACCCATACACCTCGGATACCTCCGACAGCGTCGGAGGGCGGGAAAGCTCGCCAGTCAGAGCAGCAATGGTCTGAAGCAGCTCGAATTCGTCCGCTGTTGGCTCGTGTAGGTCGAAGTCGCTCTTGTTCATGCGCGACGTTCGTTGCTCACCCACCAGAATGCCGCCTGGGGCGCTGCATAGGACGTGTTCGGTAGCTCCATGCGCCAGATGGACACCGGTTCTCCTGGGACTACAGAACGCTTCGCCCGTGCGAAAGCGCCCTTCTCCTCCGGGATTAGCGGCCAGTCACCGCGGCGAATTCTACGTGGTTGCACGTTCACCCCTGCAATATATCGGTTCCGTGGACAGTGTCAAGGCGCGTAAAGAGCGTCACAACACCAAACCTTCGATACGTCTCCACCTCCAGGCGCCACGCAGTTCGGCTCATTGGACGGCTTGCCAAGCGGCAGCGAGCACGTCACCTGCCACCGTACGGTCTCCCCACACTCGCTCGGCGGGTACACGTAGGACCCATTGCACCCCTCTAGCCCGTGTACCGAGAAGTCCGGGGCGGAGCAGCTGTAGGTGAAGATAATCAACCAAATTACCAACGCCTTCACTTCACCGCCTCCTTTGCCGCTTCACTAGCCGCCTCGAGCACCCGCAGGTCGTTCGCCGCATCACTTACCGCATGCCAGTCCCCCACCGACAAGGCGCTCATCAGGTACTCCATCAGAGCCGCCCTACGCTTGAGGTAGCGCTCCTCCGCTAGGTCATGAGCCATCAGAACGGAGGCCTGTCGTCGCCAAGACCATGGTCATTGTCCTCACTGGGTGAGGAAGTCGGCGCCGAGCGCTCCCCTCGGTCACGTGGAGGCATCAGGTGAATCACCCCGTCGATAGGGTTCGCATCCAGCCTCACCACCCACTTACCATCCCTACCCTCGAAGGCAGCCCCTATCTTCGTCCAATAGTTCTTGCCGTCCTTCTCGCGAACCACCATTGCGTCGAGTCTGCTCACTTAATCCTCCAAACCCGGCGGCCCCGCCACGTGAGTGACCCCTTTGGAAGCAGCCTGCACCCTGTAGCTCTGGCGCTCGCCAAAACTATCTCCTTAGGCAGCTCGAAACTGTCCCCCACCTCCATGCTTCGTATCGCCGATGTCAGCCGGGTACCCCTTTGCGGCGCTGGAATCGATTTATCTATCTTTATCATCCCCTGATTATACACGGCGCGTGGACAGTGTCAACAATTGCTAGCGAGGGTCACCACTCTATGGCCGGCTTTCCGAATACCGCGCGGCGCATGACCTCGCCAACCGGTATCCCCTGGTCCTTCGCCATCGCTCGTAGCGCCGCTAGTTCGCCGCGTGTCAGCCTGACGCACACGGCCGCTGTCCTACCGTCCGGAAGCTTTGGTCTGCCTTTCATGTATTACGTATAGCAGGTTTAGGATTGCTGGGAAAAATTGCTAGCTGGGGTGCCCCACGCCCCCTGCCCCTCCCCTCCCCCCGGGGGTACCGTCGCCAAGCCCGCTTCGCGCAGAGCGAGAGCGAGAGCACTGAACAGATGGGCAGTGGACGTTCGTCACGTGGACATGCTCAGTTGCCATTAGTTCAGTGTCAGCTCGCGTAAGTATGCGATGTCTGGTCCGTGCCTCCCGGATTTGGCGGTGTCCAGCCGGTGACGATTGGCAACTAAGGCAACTCGTGGACAGAGAATGCGGGGTTTCCGTGAGGGCGGGCGGGGTAAGGCGCCCCTTAAGTCAGGCGCCAAGTGCACCCATTCAGAGCCGAAAGCGCACTCGAGAGGGGGCAGGTCATATTGACCCGGCGGCAGGTCATATTGACCCACCCTCTCGCATTGGCCGTGCTACGCGCGCGTCTTAGCTGAGAAGCCCTGCTAAAGACCTGGGAACCCCTTCGTCCTTGACAGTGTCAACGGGTAGTGTAGTCTCGAGGGTGCCAGGCCAGTCGGTGCGTACGGCATACGTTGCCTCATGGTCTCCTTTCCCAGCTGGCTTGGCGCTCTACCAGGAACGGGGGTTGGTATGGGGATTGGGTCAAGTGGCGCCTGTTCTGGGCTCGATGAGTCGTCGGCTGAGGTGTGTCTAGTGTGCGGGCACCGGCATGTGTTCGACATCTGTCGTGGGGCCATTACGGGGCATGGTGGCGAGGGAGGCGTGGCGTGGCTTGGCTTTTGTTCGTGCGACCGCGGCACCACTGAACATGCGTCTGACAATCGACCGAAGGCGCCTCGCTAGTCGTTGACACTGTCCACGGATGCGTTAGATTGAGTGGGTCAGCAGCGATGCGGACGACACCTCGGATAGATGAGGGTACTCGGCCCGGTAGAGTGTGACTGGGCTAGCGACAGCCGGTGAATCGTGGCGTAGCAAGAGCGGCGAATCGCTCCCCCAGGCTCCTCACCGCAAGGTCAGGGGCCTTTGGCGGTATGACCACCAGGACCACGGCAAAACAGGCGCGTATTTTGGCTCTCATTGAGCGCGAACCAGGCATCACGGCTGCCGAGATACATCGGCGCATTGGTCGCGACTATGCGCACGGACATCATAAATTCACCTATGCGAGCGTGACTCGGCTGCGACGGGCGAAGCGCGTGCGCGTGGTGGCTCCGAGAGAGGGCTTGGCGGGCTTGGGCCTGGAGCTTGCGCCGTGAAACGCTACCTAGTGCAGCGAGCGCTAGGAGGCCACGGTCTGTGGGTTGTCAATGACCTGTCGGGAAAGGTCGTGTCTGCCCGTCCCAGCAAGTGGCGCGAGGCGATTGCCTTGGCGCGACTCCTCGAGTGCGACGCGGCCCACGAAAGCGACGGGGACGAAAGATAGTCGTTGACACTGTCCACGGATACGCTAGATTGTACTTGTCGGCGCCGCTCATTCGGACCGAAGGCGAAAGGAAAGCCCAATGAAAACCATGTTGTTTTGCTTGTCTGTCGGGGTGCTGTTCGGGGTGTCTGCCGTTACGTCGTCCTGCAAGGCGGCGATGCCGTCCGTCACTGGTGCCGAGGCTCGCTACTGTGAGCAGTACGCTGCCAGTGAGTACGATTCGGCGGTAGCTCGTGGTGACGAGTTCCCGGACGCCTCATTCGAGGGCGCAGCTGAGGAGTGCGAGGTTCAGTGGCTCATGGTCACGGGCTCGCTGGACGCACTGATGCGGGCTGACATCGCTCTGCGGGTGTACGAGGTAGCCGTCAAGGTGTCGACGTGATCCCCTGCAACTGCGAGCAATCCCTAGCCCTCACCAGGCGACTAGACACGTGCCTAGAGGCGCTGGACGCTATCCGCTGCGTCGTTGGGGCGAAGCCTGGTAGCGCTCTCGAGCTGGCGAGCCCTGTCGAGGTCATTGGGTCAATCCTGGCACTGGCGGAAGCCAGCTTAGCGAGGGTCAAGTGAGCCACCCGGCGCGCTGCTACTGCGGTAAGGCCTCGTGCCGCCGCGCTCGCCCGCTCTGTCGCCGGACCGATGCGCCTCGCAATGTCACGTGCAATTGTGGCTCATACCACTATCCGCACCGGCTCGGCTCTGGCCGATGCCTAGCGAACCCGAAGGGCGCAGAGCGCATGAATGCTCTAGTTTGGGGGCCGCCGTGTGCGTAGAACACGGCCCCAGCGCTATCCCTTACAGCCCTTGCTCCCATTGCGACAACATGTGCCTACCGGGCGAGCTGGAGCACTGCCCAGGGCTCGGCTCTGACTGCTACCTTTGCGCCTACTGCCACGAACAAGAGCAGGAAGCCCAATTCGACCGCTTGAACCAAGACTACTACGGCGGATAAGCCGCCAGAAGTATTAAACAATGTTGAGCTATCAGAATGACCCCGCTCTCAAGGTCCGCTTCGTTGCGCACGTGGAAAGGCATCGTGTGGAGGATCGCTTATTACAGGGTCTGTACGGTGGTTTGGTGGACGGTGAGTGGAAGGGTTGCGCTGTTGGCTGCGCGCTCCGATCACTGGACGAGATTGACGGCAAGACGCGCACCGCATATCAAGACCATGAGGCGCTTTCTGAGCGGCTTGGTGTCCCGCTTTGGTTGACTCGGTTGGAGGACTCGATCTTCGAGGGTTTGGCCGCGGAGGAGGCTAAGCTTTGGCCGACCAGGCTCGCTAATGCAATGCCCGTTGGTCGCGATCTGGAGTCAGTCTGGCCAAAGCTGGCCCATTGGCTGCTCGTAGACCCCGCTGCGGGTGTTTTGCGGCACGCCAGGGGCGCTCCCTCCAAGAAAGCGATTAGAGACGTTGCCGCGCTTTATCAGCGCTGGATTGATGGGGCGGCGAAGCCTGACCAGGGGGAATGGCTAAAGGCAAGATCCGCCGCCTCCGCCTACGCCGCCTACGCCGCCTCCGCCTACGCCGCCGCCTCCGCCTACGCCGCCTAC